GTCCTGCCCACTACAATAAAGCAGGCATCGAGACTATTGACATGATAGAGTCCGTCACAGGCGATGGATTTGAAGCGTATCTTCAGGGCAACATTCTTAAATATTTATGTAGATATAAATACAAGAATGGTGTAGAAGATTTAGAGAAAGCAAAATGGTATTTAAACAGATTAATTAAGACAATAGGAGAAGACAAAGATGGCATCTAATATGTTACCAACCTCGTATCAAGAATTTATACACAAGTCTAGGTATGCTAGATGGATGGAAGAAGAGGGAAGAAGAGAGAATTGGGGTGAGACAGTCAGCAGATATGTAAACTTTATGGCTGATACGTTGATGGAGAAACACAACTACAAGATAGATAAAGTTGATAAAGAAATGATGGAAGACTACATTACTAGCTTGAGTGTAATGCCATCTATGAGAGCAATGATGACTGCAGGTGAAGCACTCAAGAGAGATAACACTTGTGGCTACAACTGTAGCTACCTGCCTGTAGACAGTCCAAGATCATTCGATGAAGCTATGTACATACTTATGTGTGGCACAGGTGTAGGTTTCTCTGTTGAACGTGAGAACGTAGACAAGCTACCTATCATTAGTGAGAACATGCAGGAGTCTGATGTTGTTATCAAAGTGGAAGATAGTAAAGCAGGGTGGGCAAAGGCGTACAGAGAGTTAGTAGCTTTGTTGTACTCAGGTATGATACCCACTTGGGATGTATCTAAGGTACGACCATCAGGTGCAAGACTAAAAGTTATGGGTGGCAGGGCATCAGGTTCTGATCCTCTTGTTAACTTATTTAAGTTCACTGTAGAGAAATTCAAGAGTGCAACAGGTAGAAAGTTATTTCCTGTTGAGTGTCACGATATCATGTGTAAGGTTGGTGAGGTTGTTGTCGTAGGTGGCGTTAGACGATCTGCTTTGATCAGTCTATCTAACTTGAACGATGATCAGATGGCACACGCTAAGACAGGTCAATGGTGGGAAAGTCAAGGGCAAAGAGCATTGGCTAACAACTCTGTAGCCTACAAGGGCAAGCCTAGTATGGAAACGTACATGAGAGAATGGTTAGCTTTGTATGAGTCTAAGTCAGGTGAAAGAGGTATGTTCAACAGACAGGCTGCCGACGAGCAGGTAGCTAAGAGTGGCAGAAGACAGACAGGCTACATGTGGGGAACTAATCCTTGTTCAGAGATTATACTTAGACCGTATCAGTTCTGTAACTTATCTGAAGTTGTCGTAAGAGAGAACGATGATCTTTCAACTTTGAGATCAAAGGTACGGATTGCTACCATGCTAGGTACATTCCAATCAACTCTTACAGACTTAAAGTACCTACGTAAGATATGGAAAACAAACACAGAAGAAGAAAGATTGTTAGGTGTGTCGTTGACAGGTATCATGGATCATCCTGTGTTAGCTAGAATGACTGACTCTAAGATATGGTTACAAGAGATGAAGCAGGTAGCTATCGATACAAACAGAGAGTATGCAGAGAAGATAGGAATACCTAGAAGTACTGCAATTACTTGTGTAAAGCCAAGTGGCACTGTGTCTCAGCTAACTGATTCTGCATCAGGTATCCATGCTAGACACAATCCGTTTTACATCAGAACTGTACGTGGTGATAACAAAGACCCACTCACACAGTTTATGAAAGAAGAGGGTATACCGTTTGAAGCTGATATCACAAAACCTGATAGTGTTACGGTCTTCTCTTTTCCTATGAAATCTCCTAGTGGTGCTATCACTAGAACTGAGATGAGTGCTATAGAACAACTAGAACTATGGAAACTCTATGCACTTAATTGGTGCGAACACAAACCATCTGTAACTATTTCTGTAAAGGAAGAGGAGTGGATGGAAGTAGGTTCGTGGTTGTATGATAACTTTGATATAGCTTCGGGTGTATCATTCTTACCATTCTCTGACCACACGTACCAACAAGCTCCTTATCAGGACATAGAAGCTGATGACTATCTAGAATGGAATGGTCGTGTACCATCTGCACTAGATTGGACTAAGTTCTCTAACTATGAAAAGGAAGATAATACGAGTGGTTCTCGTGAGTTGGCTTGTACTGCAGATGCCTGCGAAGTCGTAGACTTGAGTTCAAGCTAATGATAGAGATACCGATCAGCGAAGATTACATGCGTCATGCGAGGGAAAAAGCTTCCTCTGTAGGCATACTGCAGGGAAGTATTACAGGTGGCACTAGTAACGTAGTAGGTGCGATAGGCGAGGTAATCGTGGCTGATATCATTGGGGCAACTGAAGTAAACACAGTTAATTATGATTTAGTAAAAGATGGGAATCGAATCGACGTTAAGACTAAACGTTGTAATACTAGACCACAACCAAACTATGATTGCTCAGTTGCATCACATGGTACTAAGCAAGACTGTGACAGTTATGTGTTCGTGAGGATACTGACTGATCTCAGTAAGGCTTGGATACTAGGTAGCATTAGTAAACAAGAATACTACGCTGAAGCTACCCGATACAAGAAAGGTCAAGTTGACCCGAGCAACGGTTTTACATTCAGAACCGATTGTTATAATTTACCGATAAGCAAGTTAGAGCCGATCAATGAAATCAAAAGTGAAAGCGAAACTATTCTCACTAGAAGCGTTTCTTAATAAAGATGGGAATGTGGAAATACTCTACGATGCAGTAGAACCTGAAGAGTTTGAGAAGACTATGAATATGGGTCTTCCTATGTACGAAGGTACAAACAAGGTGGGAGACTTTATAAGATACCTGAGATCAATAGCACAAGAGGTTATGGATAAATCAGGTAGGTTCTTGTAGTGGAGTGGTGGGAAGCGTGGCTAGTCGTAGCTATAACTATCAACACCACTATCAATACAATTGTTTTCTTTAAGGGTCGTAAGATATCGAGACAGAGGGATAAGCCTACGTCTTCTTCTTCATAATCTTGAAGTCTTCTTTGTCTATCTTATTATTCTTATTCATGTCTAACTTAGCCTGACCACCATAGAGCATCTTCTTCTTGGCAGTGCCACCATACATCATACCCATGCTGAACTTCTTCTTCTCAGTCATGCTACCCATTGGGTTCATCATGCCTGCTTGACCTGCAGATGACTTTCTGTTTTGATCAGCAAGTCCACCCATGTTCATTTTCTTTTTCTTAGTCATGCCACCGTACATCATTGGCTTTCTTGGGGTAGCACCACCACCATACATCATGCCTTTGCGTTGACCGTTGTTATACATCTTCATTAGTTGTTCTCCTTAGTTATTGTGTTAGTGTTTGTCCTACTTGATTTTCAGGTATGACCATGTCAGGTTTAATATCTTCATTCTTAACTTGAGTTTGAGTATCTCTCTTAGATAATAAATTCATAAACTCACTGTCTTCAAGGTATGTAGTGCCTGCTATATTAAAACTTCTATCAAAAGAATTAGTCTTATCTCCCGGACTTCCTTGATCTAAAATGTATTGATTTGCTAGGTAAGAACGTATTCTAAGGTCTAGTGTGTTCATATCTATTTTAGTCATCTGTCTAGGAGTTTGTAACATTTTACCCAATAGTCTAGCTGCAGTTCTGTCTGTCATAGCTAAGTTAACTGCATTTTGTTTACTCTGTAGCAAATATCTAAAACTTACTTCAGCACCTGTATACGGCACACCCACCATACCTCTCGCTAAGTTAAAACTTCTAGATATTACTGTATCAAATGTTAACCCCTTTGTGGCTGCAAAAGATGCAAATCCTGCTGAATCTCCCATAAAAGTTTGGGCCCATTTACTCATGTCATCTAGATGTTTTACATGTTCTTCACCTAGCACAGCTTGAGCAATTTTTCTTTGAGCAGGGTCTGTAGTTAAATCTATGAACGAAAACATATCTGAAACGTATTGTGTCTTGTCTCCCTTAGTAGCACCTGATCTTTGATACTTTACTCCAGATTCTGCCATTAATCCTTTTACGTACATGTACTTATATACACCATCTACTTCTGCTTTACTAAGACCCGTATTTTGCATTAGTAGTTCTTTATTCTTTTGTATACCTTCTACAGTTTGGTTTTTAAATTGTGATTCAAAAAATTGTTTAGGATTTCTAGATATACCCTTGACATCTTGCAAATCTTTTAACACTTTTTCAAGATCAAAGTCTCCTTGTTTACCTGCAACTTTTATTATGGCCGCACCACTTTTTACATCTGCATCTAACTTTTGCCAATCTGATCTTAACTGTTTGTTAAGTTGAAATCTTGATTCTAAAGCACTCCCTGTTATACTGTTTGTTCCTTTTGCTATTTCATCCAAGTCAGGCTCTAGTACAGAAGATACAAATGTTCTAGCATTAGTGACTGATGTCTCCCCTTTTCTTATAACAGGAATAGCTAACTGTGATTCCATTTGTAGTATTTTCATATTTTTACCAAAGTCCATTCTGTCTTCAAATGCCTTTAGTTTTAGAATAGCTTCGTCTGCAGGCAAATCTTTTATATCTTTAAGTAATTTACCTTCACTTTTTCTAAACTCAAGTATTGTTCTCTTTAAAGTTAAGTCAACTAATTTTTTATATGTGTTAAAATTAGCAGCTTGTACAGGATCATTTAAATCAAATCCGTAGCTGTTGGG